TCTGAAGCTCTTATTAATTTAGTGCTTGGTTATTTAGGCGGTTTAGCTAGTGCTGTAATTAGTTTCTATTTTGGAGCATCAAATACTCCTAAAGAATAATGTCTGAAGCAGTAACCTTTATAACAGAAGTCGGGTTTCCTATTGCCGCCGCAATGGGTCTAGGTTGGTTCGTGTCTAAATTAATTAATAGAATTATTGATGGCATGGAAACTAAACTAGATACATTAGATGAAAAGGTTCAAACAAGTTTAGACACAATGGAAGAAAGAGTTTCAACAAAACTTGATAGTCAATATGGTATTATTGTATCGTTAATAGATAGAGTAAGGTCATTAGACAATCAATCTTTAAAACAAGATGTACTCCTCAAAACTTTACTTGGAGTACCTAATTTAATTGACACAGACGAAATAGCAAAAGCACAGAAAAAAGATAGGCGAAAAGATTAACAATGTTAAAATTATGGACAGTATGGAAGTATGCGTTAGGCTCATTTAGTGATGAAGATACAGCACCTGTAGAAAATCAAATTACAATTATACGTACTATTATTCTTTTAATTAATCTTGTTTGTGCTTGCTTGATTATGACTAATATTTTAATAGGATGGATAGAATGAAATTAAAACCAACATTTAGAAGCAGTAAGACAGAACGTAACTGTTGGTTCTGTATATTTTTTTGGTGTATGTTTGTAGTATTATGGTCAGGATATACATTAGCAGATGAAGTAGTATTTAAATTTAAAAGCCCTAGCTTTAATGGTAACAACACAAGCTCACATTATCTTACGATTGAAAATCAAGAACATTCAAGAAAACTTAGCCTAAAAGCAGAGCTTAAAGCTTTACAAGACCAGATAGAAAGAGATAAAGAAAATACAACACTAGCTCGGTTCATCAGAAACTTAGAGTCTAGAATTTATGCACAACTATCACGGCAGTTAGTTGAAAATTTATTTGGAGAAAACCCTAGCTCAGAGGGAACTATAGAATTAGAGGGTAACACTATTACTTATAGCAGTGATGGTGTATATATAACACTTACTATTGTGGATGCGAATGGAGAAACTACGATTATTACTTTGCCTATCGGTACTTTTACTTTCTAGTTGTGCAGTCTTTGAGGCTAATGACGATTTATTTTTAACTAAAAAAATACAACCGACATCAACACTAGATTTACAATCAGAAGAATTAAAAAATTTACCTGCGGCTAAAAACAAACCTACCATAGCTGTATACCCTAATAGTTTTAAAGACTTAACAGGGCAACGAAGAAGCAACAGCACGTTTGCTTTGTTTAGTACAGCAGTCACCCAAGCCCCTGAAGCATTTCTTATCAGGGCTTTTAAGCATACGGCTAACGGTCAATTTTTCAGAGTAGTAGAACGTGTAGGTTTAGATGACCTAACAAAAGAAAGACAACTTATCAGAAGCACTCGTAAAGAGTTTGAAGAAGATAGTAAACTAAAGCCTTTGTTATTCGCAGGGCTTTTAGTTCAAGGGGGCGTGATTAGCTACGAGGCTAATCTGCAATCTGGTGGTATCGGAGCAAGGTATCTTGGTATTGGTAATAGTAAATCCTATAGGGAAGATACTGTAACCATATCATTAAGACTAGTATCCGTATCAACTGGTGAAGTACTGACAGAAACTTTAGTATCTAAAAGTATTTTATCCACAAGTATTTCTCAAGACATATTTCGTTTTATTGAAACTGGCACTGAGCTAGTAGAGATAGAAGGTGGTGTGGCTGAGAATGAGAGTATCTCTATAGCTTTGCAAAAGGCAATAGAGTCGGGGGTTTTAAACATAATACATATAGGAATAGATAGAGGCTATTGGGAATATGAATAAAATAATAATAATAACTGCGTTAAGTATATTGTCAACATTAACTTATGCGGCAGACAACGAGATTTATGTAGAGCAAAGTGGTGCTACAGCTAATTTAGATTTAGAACAATTGGGTTCAGCTAACTTGATAGGAGGATTACTATCTTCCGCAGGTTCAATGACCCCTCTAGATTTAGATGGCTCAACTATGACACTAGATGTAAATCAAATAGGTTCAACTAACTCCTTCTTAGGAGATATATGGGCTGATAACTTTACAGGCTACTTTAATTTTGATGGAAGCAGTAATGCTTTTACAATCCAAGTAGACCCTGCTAACACATACGGAGCAGACGGTTCTAATGTTAATGTTCAAACTACAGGAAGTAGTAATACATTTACACTAGACTTAGCAACAGCTTCTATGTCAAGTAATACTGATTTAGATTGGATTATTAATGGTGATAGTAACATCATTAATGCTGATATAGATTATGATGGTGCAACAAACTACATGGATATTGATGGAGATTCAAACACTGTAAACTTTGATGGTCAAGGTTATGCAGGGGGTTACTTCTATCTTGACCAAACAGGAAGTAACAGAAATTTTTCTATCAATCAAATGAGTACAAATGATAATGACTGGCTTAAAATACTTAGCACTGGCTCTGGTGGTACTGTTTGTGTCATCCAGAATGATGGCGGCAGTTCAGTCGGTTGCTAACGTAGGCAACATCACAGAGTTACAAGGGTCGGGTCGGGTAGTAAGAGATAAAGATTATAAAGCTTCTTTATCTTTAGATATAAATAGTTATGATAATGTCCAAACTTCTAATGGAAGAATGGGTATTACTTTTTTAGATGACAGTCAAGTTAGACTAACTGAACACTCTGAACTTATCATAGATGAGTTTATATATGACCCTGACCCATCCAAATCTAAAATGGCTCTAGAGTTTGCTAGTGGTACTGCAAGATTTATCACAGGAAAACTAGCAACTATAGACAAAGAAAATATATTTATAAAAACTCCAAGTGCTACGATAGCTATTCGTGGTACAGACTTTACTGTAACTGTAGATGAATTAGGTAGGAGTTTAGTAATATTATTACCAGACAATGACGGTCTTCCAAGTGGAGAGATTGTTGTTGCAACAGCTATGGGACAGGTAGTTCTTAACAAACCTTACCAAGCTACTACAGTTTCTATGTTTGAAACTAAACCAAGCAAGCCTGTTATCCTTGACTTAACACTTGAGTTAATTGATAACATGTTAATTGTAAATGCACCAAGAGAAGTGGCACAAGATGAGGGACAAGATGGAAATATTAGTACTAATGTTCTTGATGTTGACTTCCTTGAGTTTGATGATTTAGACATAGACTATCTTACGGATAGTGATTTAGAGTTTACTGAGTTAGATATAAACTATCTTGATGTAAACTTTCTTGAAGACTTGTTAGATATTATAGAAGATGTAAACGAACTAGACCAAACAGAATCTTTATTACGAACCGACATAAATCTAAAGGGAACTCAAATGGGCTTTGATTCCAACACGCAAATAAATACTTTCTTAACTGACAATGTACTAAGCTTTTATAAAGTCTTAGAAGATACAGTACGTTTAGATGTAGATAGAGATGGTGGCTATACAATTCTACTAGTACAGAATGGTAAAGGCACTCAGCTTGTTATTAATGGAGGAGGAGATTCTAGTATTACCATAAACCAAGGAGATTAAATGGTGTACAAAAATTTCATAAAAACAAAATATGGTTTTCCTTTATCAAAAATTGGTAAGATAATAGATATATATGTATAACATGAAGTGGGCACTTACTTTAATAGGTATACTGACCCTACCTTTACTATTTAATTCACAAGCCTTAGAAACTTTAAGACTTAAAACCTTTGATGCCCTAGTAGAAACACCAAATTCTACAGGGCATTTTACTGTTTTAAATATTTCAGAACAAGACCTTGATGATATGGGTGGATACCCTCTACCTCGCCAAGACTTAGCTAAGATTCATAAAGACATCATGGATGCAGGAGCTTATGGTGTTGGGTGGGTTATGTTATTCCCACATGCAGATAGAATGGGTGGAGATGATGCGTTTGCTTTAGAGCTTTCCAAGTCTGCTAGTGTTATAGCTATGCCAGAAGTAGACAACGGTTTATATCCTGCTACTCATGGTACGGTTATTAAAGGACCAGACATAACTTTACCACAAGCTTCTGGTTTCTTATCTAATGTTGATATTCTAAAACAATCTGCAAGTCAGGGTGCTATTTCTGCACCAGTAGATGTTGATAATCTTGTAAGACAAATACCACTACTACAACAAACACCTACAGGATGGGTAGCTTCATTCGGCACAGAAGTTTTAAAGATACTAGGTGGTGGTAATACTTATCAAATTGTAACCAATCAAAATGGTATTGACATGGTTAGGGTAAGAGGCATACCACCAGTAGATACAGATAGCCTTGGACGTAAATGGATTAGTTGGGTTGACACAACACAGACTACACTAAAAGAAATGAATGTAGAAAGCACATTTGTTTTTGTAGGATTTACTGCCAAAGGAATATCACCTCAAGTTGCAACACCTGTTGGGTTATTAGAACCTCATAAAATACAAGCGGCTTTATCAGAAAGTATGTTGCTTGACAGTCCTCAAATTCCAGAGTATAGATTACTTGCAGAACTACTCATATTAATCCTCTCAGGCTTACTCACAGCCCTTGTAATCAATTATCTAGGTATCACTAAGGGGGTAGTATCATTCTTAGTTATGTTGCCTCTAATGGGCTATTTTGAAAACTACTTTGTTACTAACAATTTACTCATAGATTTTACATGGGGCATGATAAGTATGACACTTATTGCTACCCAACAATTCTATCTAAACTTTAGAACACAATTTAAATTACGACAACAAATTAAAAAACAATTTGAACATTATCTTGACCCTCGACAAGTTAAACAACTGCAAGATAACCCAGAGCTTTTAAAGTTAGGAGGAGATAGAAGAAAATGTACGTTTTTATTTACAGATGTCAGAGGTTTTACAAGTCTATCAGAACGATTAGAGCCTGAAGAAGTCACAGAAATTATGAATAAAGCCTTGACAATTCAAGCTAATGCTGTTAAGAGAAACGGTGGTATGGTAGATAAATATATTGGTGATGCAATGATGGCAATCTTTAATGCTCCAGTAGACTTAGATGAACATGAGAACAAAGCCATCCAAACAGCGTTAGAAATACACCAAGATATGGAAGAAGCCAATTTAGGAATAGAGATAGGTATCGGAATAAATACAGGGTATGCAGTTGTAGGTAATATGGGAAGCGATACACGTTTTGATTACTCAGCTATAGGTGATGCAGTTAATTTAGCGGCAAGACTTGAAAGCTCTACTAAAGAAGTGGGTAAAGATATAGTGATTGGTGTGGGTACAATAGTAGGTTCGACTACCCAAGCTAAATTGTTAGACCCAATCTATGTCAAGGGTAAATCAGAACCTATTATTATATATACAATCTAATCATCCATCTTTCTAGCATTTAAATTAGACTCGATGTAGCTATGAACTTCATCTAATTTTTTAGTAGCTTCTCTAATTATAGTATGTAATGTAGAGTACTCTTCAGTGCTAAAATATTTTTTAAGTTGAGTTATATCGGTTGTTAATCTTTCAGTAACTAAGTTACCTGTTCTATTATATAGAAGTTTATAACCAAGTAACTCAGCTTCATCTCTTTTCTTTTTCATTACTCAATCCCTGTAAAAGTTACAGAGTCCTGTCTTCCTCGTAGTCCTGCTTTCATATAAGTAGTTGCTCTACCTTCAAAGAAGTTCTGGTGTTCTACACCCATGACTTCATCAATCCAACCTAGTGGGTTTTCTCTTTGGTCGTAGTTAGTTTTTAAACCTAACTGTAGCAAACGTCTGTCAGCTATGTATCTGTTATAAGCATACATGTCTTGTTTAGTTAGTCCTTGTAAGTCACCCATCTCAAACACTAAGTCTAAGAATTTATCTTCAAGCTCTACCATCTCTCTACATATTTGATATAACTCTCCCTTGAAATCATCAGTCCATATCTCAATGTTCTCTTGAATAAACTCACGGAATAATTTAGTCATAGCTTCAACGTGCATAGACTCATCACGGATAGAGTAAGTAACAATCTGTCCCATACCTTTCATCTTACCAAAGCGTGGGAAGTTTAACAAGATAGCAAAGCTACTAAATAATTGTAGTCCTTCTGTAAACGCTGAGTATACTGCTAGTGTTTTAGCAATGGTTCTCTTATCAGACTTAAGAGGTTTAAATGTACTCACGTAATCATGCTTGTCTGCCATCTCTTCATACTCTGAGAAAGCTTTGTATTCTATCTCAGGCATACCAACTGTATCAAGTAACAAACTGTACGCATCTTGATGTATAGATTCCATGTTAGCAAACGATGACATCATCATCCTAGCTTCAGGTTTCTTAAAGATAGGCATGTACTTATCAATGTATCCTGATGCTACGTCCACATCTGATTGAGTAAACAATCTAAATATCTGTGTTAATAAATGTTTTTCTTCTGGTGTTACATCCTGCCAGTCTTTAACATCTGTATGTAAAGGCACTGATTCTGGCATCCAATGCATTTGATTTTGTAGTTTGTAATACTCATACATCCAAGGGTATTCAAACGGTTTGTAATAGTCTCTAGTTTTTAATAAGCTCATAGTTTTTCCTTAACCTTCACAGGCTATACATTCCACATCATCTAAACGAATCCGTGGTATTTTAGTGTTTACGTTCTCTACGTTTCGTGCCGCATTTGTTCTAAAGTAATACAGCGATTTTAGTTTGTTCATACCATACCAGTGTACATCATTGACATACTGCATGTATGTGTTGTGTATTTCTTGTGGCTCTGTACTCTTAGGTAAAGTAAAGAATAAATTAACTGACTGTGCTTGACAAATAAATTGCTGTCTTTGATATGCATGTTCAACAATCCAGATTTGATTTATCTCATTCGCAGTTTTAAATATTTCTTTTTCGTTATCATTAAGAATATCTAAGTGTTGTACTGAGCCTTCGTTAGCTGATATGTCTTTCCATATCTTGTCTAGCTCTGTGGTTTTAAGTCCTTTAGATTTAAAAACTTTTTCAAGGTATTTGTTTTTAACTTGGTAACTACCTGACAAAGTTTTATGAGTATAACAGTTAGCCCTGAAAGGCTCAATAGAAGGGGAAGTACCACTACATATAATCCCACTACTAGCGTTAGGAGCAATAGCCAATAGGTTAGTATTCCGCTTGCCTGTACCGTGTACGTCAGGAGCTTCTCCCCTATCTTCAGCAAGTTGTTTAGTAGCTTGTGTAGCTTGAGCTTTGATATAGGTAAACGCTTTATGGTTAAACCCAGTTGCAAAGATACCCTCGAAAGGAATGCTCCTAGATTGGAGATATGCATGGAACCCCATTGCACCCAGTCCAATGCTACGTTCTCTATATGCGGAATACGCAGACTTAGTAAATCCTTCCTTTCCTTTCTTAATATACTTCTGAAATCTTTTAAAGTTTGCACTGTATTCTCCTAGTTGTTCTGTGTCTACTGCATTGTCAATATAATGTTGTAATATATTATCAAGCATGGTTACTAAATCTTGTATGAAGTTATCATCCTTAGACCAAGAATCAAAATGCTCAAGGTTTACAGATGACAAACAACACACGGCTGTTCGTTCTTCGTTGGTGGGTAAAGTAATCTCAGAACAAAGGTTACTCTGTTGTATTTTTAATCCTAAATCTTTTTGTGTTTTAGGTAGGTGTTGATTACAGGTATCAATGTTTATCATGTAAGGCTCACCTGTCTCTGCTCTTGCATGTATAATCTGCCACCATAAATCTCTAGCGTTAATTATCTTAACAGCCTCATTAGATTTAGGGTCAATCAATCTCCAGTCTTCATCATGTTCAACAGCATGTAAGAAAGCATTAGTAATATTAATACCGTTGTGAAGATTAAGATTCTTCCTATTGATATCACCACCTGATTCCTTACGCATGTTAATGAACTCTTCAATCTCTGGATGACTGATGTCCATGTATGCGGCATAACTTCCTCGTCTTGTAGTGCCTTGATTAAAGGCTAACATCTGTGAGTCTACAACGTGGAGGAAAGGAATGCTTCCAGTAGAACGAGAGCCATGAGAAGTTGAAATACCGTTGCTCCTAATATCGCCCCAATATCCACCGATGCCTCCACCACTACTTGCGAGCCATACGTTCTCATCATAGTGAGCAGATAAACCACCCCTGCTGTCAGGAACATAATTGAGAAAACAACTGATAGGAAGCCCACGGCTTGTACCCCCGTTGCTAAGTATAGGAGTACTGAACATGAACCAACGAGAGGAAGAGTAGCTATAAAGTCTTTGAGCCAATTCAAAATCCGTTTCCCCTTTGTATGTTGCTCCGTAGACGGAGGCTCTTGCGAATGCTTCTTGTGCATGTGTTTCTTTCTCCCAAAAATATCTATCTTTTAAAGTGTCGAGACTAAACTTATCAAATGTTTTTTCTTTGTCATAGTCTATCTCAATTCCAAGATAAGGTTTCTTTCCAATTTTATCTTCAACCATTATTTGATTCCTTATCAGTATTGTTTGTTTGTACATATAAAGCTATTATAGCATAGTGAATAATTTTAAGCAAGTCCATTTTAGATTTACCATTCTTTTTTCCGTATCGCATTGCATACTTCATGATGTTACCCATACAAAAACCTTCTCCGTGTCCTGCATCTAGTATCATATCAGTAGCTTGATACTTGCCGTTGGCATAGTGTTGGTCGTATGTTTGATTTACATAGAGTATTATATCTTTTATTATTTTATCTTCATCAAATTTATAGTTCATTATTTTTCCATTCGTGAGGTAAACTTTCTTCGTTGTACCATCTAAAGTTATTAGTCTCAGCCCACTCAGCATGAGTACGTTTAGTTCCATCCTTTCTTTTCTTTGCGGCTGGCATTGGAGCAAAAGGTTTTTGGAATAAGAATACTAATTCGTAACCCTTTGGTAAAGCCTCCCTTACATGGATGTACTTACTGTACTCTGCAAAATCCCAGAACCTACCCTTTGCTTCTAATAAAATTGTCTTGCCTTTTATTTTCTTAACAAAGTCAGGCTCATATTTATGTTTAATTATATAGTCAACTGTATCCCAATGATGCTTCCACTTTTTTAATATGGTGTCGTGAAGTGTAGCTTCCCAGATACTATCATATCCTTTTGGGACATTGACTTTCTTTGGTCGAGGTTTTCTCGGTACTCTTCTAGGCATCAGTAAGAGAGGAGTCGTAGTTCTTAACTAGCTTCCAGTACTGTAGTATAGAGTTAAACATGTTGAGATGTCTGTCATGTGTCTCATCATCCCACTTGTGACACGCAATTAAACTTGTGTCTTTTCTATCTACAAAGATAGAAACTCTCTGAGGATTATCGTAGTTACATCCTTGTGCATAAGCAGACAACTGCATACCGTGTTCATCGTATACTAATTTAGCAGGGTCTTTACCTTCTAAGTTATCTTTAGTTTTAAAGTCAACAAAGATACCAGACTTAGAATATAAATCTATCTTACCACCATACCCTATGTCAGCACAAAAAGAATCTTCAGCTATCCACTCTTCATTAGGAAAATGTTCATCAAGATATTTCTTGATAACTTCATAAGGTTCACTGGTGAACGTACCTAAGAAACCATTCTCAATCAAGTCATGAATTTGTGTCCCCCTTTCGGCGGCTTGCTTTCCAATCTTCTTTGAGTCTTCTTTACAACGATAGACAAAAGAATCAAACGATTCATCTTCGTTACGTTCTAAAGTAAGTGCTGAGTTTAAAGCCTGATTAATCTTCCAGTTTTCAAGGGAAGGTTTAGCTATCATACCAATGATGGTAGTAACAGAAGGAACTAAGTTTAGTTTCTTAGCATCTCTAAGTGTAGTGTTTCTTTCCTTACCGTTAGCACCGATGATGGTATACATGGGTGCACCATCTTGTGCATACCAATGACCTGACTCAGCCGTGAATTTATTATAATTGTCTAATTTAGATTTGTCAATAGTTTGTTTATTTTTCTTTATCATTTTCTGAATCCTTGAATGCTTTTATAACATCCGATGAGAATAATTTTTGTAGATTAACAAGGAACATTTTACTAGCCTTGTGGTCTCCACCTGCTACAGTCTTAAACGTATCAAGCTTATCTACAATAGTTCTAAGCACATCTGTTTTAAACACTAAGGTACAAAACTCGTTGTCACCTACACATAAATTATGGAACCAGTAATCCGCTTCGGTAGCCTTGATACCTGATGGCTTACCCCAAGATTCATATTCAATACAAATGTTACCTGTCTTTTGCCACATGTCTTTCTCAGACTTTACTTCTATCTTTTTATCAGTCAGCATCTCTGCTATCTTTTCTTCTCTGACTGTGCCATAAGCCAAATCTATATCAAACTTCTTCCTGTTTTCTTTAGTGGGTTTCATACCAGTTCTCTCCTATATTGTATTCTCCTGTTAAAGGACAACGCATATTATAATATTTACTTGCTTCTTCTATTGATTCAACACCCATCACACCAACACATTCGGCTTGTGATTCTTTTACTTCTATCTGCCACTCATCATGTATGTTGGCTACAAACCTAGCATCAAGAGCATTGAGGCTCATCTTTTCTTGTAGGATTGTCATGGCTTTCTTCATAACTATTGCACCACCACCTTGTAATAAAGTATTTAGTGCGGCATGTTGACTACGTACATATATCTTTCTACCGTCAAGTCCCTTCAAAAACCCACGTTCAGATGCTTTCTGTACTCTGTCCTTTAGTATCTTAAGTGATGGTAAGTTTTTAAGAAACGTAGCCTTGAGTTTCTTACCTTGCTTTGCACCACCACCAGATATAGAACCTATCTTAGCATCACCTGCCCCATACAAATATGCATAGATGAATGTCTTACTTTCGTTACGAGTTTTAAGTCCTGCTAACTCTTGATTCCTAGTATGTATATCTCCGTGTGTAACCTCATCAATATAATCTTGGTCATTCATATAGTGTGCTAACATTCTTAGTTCTAATCCACTAGCATCAATACCTACAAGCTTGTAACCTTCAGGTACTGTCCAACAAGAACGACACTCTTGTCCGTAAGGACTACTAGAGTTTGGAATCTGTGCCATGTTAGGACTACGATGAGTCATTCTAGATGTGATTGTACCATTAGGATTTACATACCCATGTACTCTATCACCCTTGAGTTCATCTATCCAAGATGTAACTTGTGCTATACGCTTCTGATAAAGTAAGAAGTCTGCAATTAATTTAGCTTCATGTATGTGTTCAATCTTTTTGAGAGTTCCCTCATCAACAATGGGCTGACCTGTTGGAGTAAATCTTTCAGGCTTCCACCCAAAGTCAATGAGGTACTCACCTATTTGTTTACGACTACCTAAGTTAAACTCAACTAACTTCTGTCTCATAAAAGGTTTAACATTCTGTGTCTTGATACAGTTGTTGTACTCATCATCTGTTAGTCCACGTTTAGATAACTCACCATCTTTTCTAATGTAAGGTGTTACTAGCTTGTCATCTATCATCTTAGGTTTGAATGTGTTGTGAACTTCTTCTTCAACCCGTAACTGCTTGTCTTTTAATTCAGCAAGCAACTCCATAGCTTTCTTAGTATCAAAGAAGAAACCATTCTTTTCTTGCTGTCGCATTATCTTAGCAACTCTGTGCTCAAGATTGATTGAGTCTTCACTAAACATCTTACCTTCTTTGAGTAAGTAATTGTATACAACCTCATTTAGTTTTACATCTTGAACACAGTAGTCTAACATAGCAGGTGTATACTCATCAAAGGTTTCGGGTTGGTCTTGTTTAGCCATACCAACACGCCACCCCCAAGTCTTTAAGCTATGTCCATTCTCACGAACAGGGTTAAATAATCTTGACATAACTAATGTATCTTCTAACTTGTGTGTTACTTTAGCACCATGTAGTTTTTGTATTACTGGTATATCATAACCTATAATGTTATGACCTATAAGCACTTCTGCATTCTCTAAGAATTTAATACCTTCTTCGATTTGCGTGTTGTCAAAAGTGTGTACTGCTCCACCCAACTCTTTAGCTACAATGCAGTGTATTATAGTCGGGTCTAAACCATCAGCTTCAATATCAAATATTATTTTAGAACTGTTCATTGTCGAATGTTTCCTCCTCAGATACTTCAAACAATCTACCAGTATCTGAATTATATCGGAGACCACAAGCCAATCCTGTGTCTCCAGTGTACCTAGATTTTAGTACACGAACCTTAGTAAGGTTAGCTTCTTCAGGGTTACTTGCCTGTTGATTTCTCTCTAGTGCAATAACACAATCTGATAACTGTGCAATACCCTGTGAACCTTTGAGATGAGATAGGGATACTTCGATACCCTGCTCATGTCCCTTATCTCCTGCGGCTCTTCGTAAGTGTGATACTAATATCATACCAACACCTGTCTCTTCTACCAGAGACCTCAAGCGATTCATAAGCATGTCAATACCACGCCTTTCATCACCTTCATGTAACACATTGACTAACATATGTAAGTGGTCAACGATTACCCATTTACATTCACAACCTACAATAATATATCTGAGCTTGGCAAAGATATCATCAATGTCAGTAGCTCCTAGATGTGAGTGAATGAATACTCTGCCAGAAGGAATAGCCTTATCAAACAAACCTAAAAGGTCATCGTCTGAATAGTTTCTACGCTTCTCTGTCAGATAGATTCTATCGTTAGCCTCGATGGATAAAATACCATCAGCAGTACGTAACCAGTTCTCTTCAAGGGCTACGATACCTACGTTGTCATCTGTGTTTTTGATAAGCCAATGTTCCAACTCTCTGGTAACACTAGACTTACCAAGACCTGTGCCACCTGTAAGTGTGACCAGTTCTCCTTTACGCATACCATATAGTTTCTTGTTAAGTCCTTCCCAAGGATATGCAATGCTCTCCTTCTCTTCTCGATGTAACCAATCACCCCTTTGAGATGATAGCTCCATGATACCTGAAGGTGTATATGTCTTGGCGTTCCACCATGCTTGAGTAAACTCTGTGAACTTCTTCTGCTTGAGCATCTCATTAGCATCTTTGAATCCGTTGGGGAACGACATGATTCTAGTTTTGTTAGGCTTTAGTATTTTAGCTACAGCTTTTGCCGCTTCTTTACCTGCCTTGTCATTGTCAAAGCACAGTACTACATTGTCAAAGGATTCAACAAACTCTATGCTTTCACGTATATCTTTTACTGCTGATGATGCACCACGCTTGACGGATACCACTGCCCACTTACCTTGGAACAGTTCATCCACTGCCATAGCATCACACTCACCTTCAGTAATAGTTAGATACTTACCACCTGTATTACCATGTAGTTGTTCTCCGAACAAACCAGTGCCTTCAAATGTTCCATTGCAAGCAAAGTTTTTGTTCTCTACATATCGTGTCTTAGTACCAACAACCTCGTTACCATTAAAGAATGGATAGATGTGTTGTACTACGTTATTGTTTCTGTCCTTGACAATCTTTACACCATACTTAGTTGCTGTCTTTTCAGAGATACCTCTGTCGGTTAGTGAACCATAAGCACCAGTATAGGATGTTAGGAATGTGTTGTCGGACTTGGGTTTTGTTTTCATATCAATCACTCTACCTGTAGCTTGACCTTCATAGTTTGTAAAAAAAGTATTACAACTAAAGCATTTTGCAGAGCCGTTCTCATTAAGAGATACAGCGTCACTGCTTGAGCATTCGGGGCAGGGTAATTTATGTTTAATGAATTGGGTTTGTTCTTGTATCATTCTATCTCCAGTAGAAAAAGGCTAGGCTTTTACACCCAGCCTGTTAAAGTTATTCAGAATCAGTTTCAGTATCTTCTACCTCTCCTTCTTCTGTCTCAACCATAGCATTAGGGTTTTCTTTCAGCAAGCTTTCAAGATTACCTCTATGCGTAGCACTAGTAAAGTTAAGTGCCTCAAGCAAGACTTCTAACTGTGACACCTTACTAATTATTACATTAGCATTTGCCCTAGCATTCTCATCTTCAATCTTAGTCACATCATAAGATGTAACACCATCATCATTTTTAATACTAACAATCATATTAAAACTCCTCTGTTTCATCAAAGAACTCAGAGCCATCTTCGGCTTTGTATTCAATGAGGTCTACGATTTGGACAGCCTGTAGGTCAAGACTTTTTCCTGCCTTACCTGCATACTCCCAAGCGTATTCGTTACACTGGACTCTAACCTTAGAGCCATTACCCACAGCAAGATTTACTTCCTGTTTGTTTTGGTCAAGCAATCTAGGTGCAGACCTAACCATTCCGTTAGGACCATTTACCTTACGCTTAACTACTACAGCAGAACCTTCATCCATCTGCTTAATGGTATGTCCACGTGATGCAAAGTCATTAGCTGTTGCCTCATCAACCACAAGGTTGACTGTGTACATGGGTTCAAATGTTGTATTGGGTGTTTTGATACTTGCCCAATAAGCCGTTCCGTCAATTATCATATTTGCCTCCTATGATGTTAGTTAAATAAAAGAGAGTTAATGAGCCAACTACTCTCGGAGTTGTGGACTGAAGCCAAACCAAATAGTTTATTATTTGGAGATAGAGGGCTTAAAGTTCTTTGGTTGCTCAGTGTCATGTTGCACATGTTACACCATCTCTTTGCGGATGTCAAGCATTATTTCATCTATAGTATATAAACTTTCATCCAATAGTTTTACATAGAAAACTTTAGGGTCAAGAGTCCATCGTGCCTCATAGCCTACCTTGTTTTCATATAGTTCTTGTGTGTGTACAGCAATCCAATCGCAGAAATATCTGTACTCATCTTCTGTTAATCTTACAAATCCATCTTCCATAGTATCCTCCTAGTGTATTGTGTTGCTATTAAAATCTTTGAAGGATTCTAGTAAAGCTTCTTCATCTATCTCTGCTCTCATTTCTCTCATAGCTTTCATGTCCATGCCCTCAACATCCCATGTCCTACCGTTGGTAGTACAAGTCACGTGAAGCACAACATCTATCATAGACATAGTAATTAAACTATCAATAGCAGAATAGATTGAAGTAGCATAAGTTTTAATAGTTTCTCTATGATTATCTATCACGACCTCAACAATATACTCATCCATGTTTAGATACCTTTATTAGTTCATCAAAAGTTGTAATGTCTGGATACTGTTTGAGATATTTCATAATCCATTTGTCTGTCATGTATGACATGTGTAATTGTCCTTGACCAAAAGCATGTGTCTGCTCTGGAAGTAGTCCCTCAACTGTATCAACAGTAATAGACTCTGCTTGGTCTTCAGGCAATAGGGTACGAAGCCACTCAACCTGTATAGGTCTGACTTTCTTTCTAAGTTTTTTAATTTGTTTTGAATTCATATATTAATTCCAAGCTCTGAACTCCATGTAAGGAGTCTCTCTGTGTCCTTCAGGCAACCATTGTACCACACTTTCTATGTCTTGTACAGTCAGTTCTGTGCCTACAGTATCTCCCTCATCATCATGAGACATAATCAAAGCACGACCTGCATAATTTTTATTGCCGATAGTAAAGTATCTGTTATCAATAAGTAGTCCCTCATCATCAACAAACATATCATCTACATTGTTAAGCCTGACCACAGTAAAAGTCCTGCAATCAATCAAGTCATATATCTCTCTAAAATTACCAGAGTACATAACTTCTTTGATTGTCTCATCGAATGGGTTTATAAGTATGCCTTTCATATTACCTCCAATAGTAATGTAATTAATGGTTTGCCTGTTGAGTCTGTAATGTCCCAACTCCAGTCTACAACAAGTCTTAAGACCATACCTGCTTCAGCCTGTGATTTTAAATTCTTAACAGATAGACGTTTGTCTCCACGTTTAGTCTTGTAGAAATTTACTTGAGACTCTACACCGTTTTCAAATATAGCAGGGTAGCTGTGCTTGTGTCCAGCCACCATGTTATCATAACTTAAATCCATCATGCCTGTCAAAATAATGACACTCTTGTTTGCATCTATAATAGATTTGTTAAGCATAGTCTCTGTCAAAAACAAACTTGCTTCTGTCTGGTCTTGAGTCCACCTAAATATATCAGCACCATCAACTTCTTTAGTACCTTTGTAAACACCAGTACCTTCAATGTAATCACTGTAATCGTTGTATGGGTCATCACTAATACTACATAACATCTTACTCATTTGTATTCTCCGTTAAGTTTAATCGAGCTAATAATTTAATTTGCTCTCTGTTTAAATCAGGATACTTTTCCTTTAATCTTTTCCTTTCACTGTGTAGTTTATCAGCATCTTGTATTAAAAGATATGCACCTGATAACATAATTAAAAAAGCTCCACCAAAAATTATATATATTATTATTTCAATCATATTCTACCTCCTATGCTGTATGAATTACAAAGCCAGAGCTATCATGTCGTGCCTTGCCCTTTGCTTTAAGTCCAACAACTACATTGGGCTTGTCCATAAATCTAATATCACTCTTGTCCCCATCAATAACTTCTCTGCCCTTGTAATAGATAGGCATTGTACCATGAAAGACTACAGCAATATTGTATTTGATAGCATCAAAGTATTGTGCATATTTGCTACTAGCTTCTGAATAACTCCATGTCAAGTGGTAGTTTTTGTATTGCTCAATCTTTCTTGTAGGTATTTTAGTATAGTCATAGAACTGTACATCAGGGAACATCTCAAAGATATTCTTACCGTCAATCTTGATATGCTCCCATTGTATGTCACTAGTACCATTGAGTCTCAGGCAAGGAAGCTTATCTTTTTTACTACAGTATCTTACAAACTTTTGTATGTCTGTAATCAGGTAGTCCATGAAGATATCTCTAGCTTCTAAAAACAACTTAGTCTTACGTTCTCTAGCTAGTTGTATGGTATTAGTGGTTTCACCCTTCTTTATAATACCACCACGCCCTGCTGTATTAAGACAAGCCTCCTTGCACCCTGCAATATCTTGATAAGGACATATCTTTGTATTGATTGGACTCAGGTGCAGTATTGCACTTAAGTATTCTGAATACACATCCCGACCTTTTAAAATCTTTGGGTTACTAAAACTCAATAAACTATAACTCATAACTATCTCCTAAAATTTATACATCTTCTCCGTAATCTTTTGCCATTCTTTCTACATCTCTACTTGACAAAGGATTAGAAATAAACAATTTCTTTTGCAACCATATTGAAGCTAAATCTTTTACATCCATAGTACCATTATAAAAATCATACTCTGAACATACATCCTCAACAAAATCATCAAACAAATCTTCACGTCCTTCCATAATCCAAATGTCTGCCAACTCTACTAAAATTCTACCGTGTGTTTTCTTTTCCATTGCACTCATCCTTATTAAAATTAAAGAGGCACTTTATAGTGATACCTAGCACTTAACACTTAGGATATCAAATGCCTACCAGTAATCAATCTAGTAAAGTTCATGACCAATCTCTGGAAGAAATTTAAAGAAGTATTATACTCAAAGTCATCAAGCACATCAAATGTTTGTTGTGCATCCATGTCAGTAGAAATCTCAAGCACTTGCATACCCTTGTTATCTTTTCCTAAAGCAATCTTTCTCATAAAAAACAATGGCTTAGAAGGGTTCTGACGTTGCTTGTAAAGCGATGTCTTACCACCATGCCAACCTACAAACGTATCACCCTTGGTGACTTCATAGCGTTCTTTATCACTACGAACTCTCACAATGTTAATACCCAAATCATTAGCCCTATGCCATACAGCTTTAACTGAGTATGGTGCTTGACTGATTGGTGTGGTTGTCTTACTGCCTTTCTTTGAATATGTAATTTTCATAATCTATCTCCAATGATATAAGTTAATATTAGTTGGGTAGTTTTGAAGCGATACCCACGCTTAAATTCTAGTCTGTATAAACAAGCTTTGCAACTGATTTGTCATTAAGAAAACAATTCAATTCTAATGTTCTATCTACATATGTTCTTGTTTCACTATCATATTCTTTACTGTGAATTATGATATCTCTTGTTGAAAAAGTAGATAAATCACTACGCTTTTTAACTTCAATCTTACTGACTCTGTGTATATTAATCTCCATGATTATCTCCTAAGTAGTTGGGTTAATTGATTCTTCAAGTTCTTTGTCTGCCTCATCTAAAGCCTCTAAAGACTCAAGATAATTCATAAGTTCATCATGTTCATTGTCATCCATAATTATCTCCTTTATGATTAATGATTCGTTGTTGTCGCTGAGAAGTGTACCGCATCTCCGTCACCCTGTCAAGCATTTCTATAATCTTAAGATATATTTATAATCTTAAAAAGTTTGAATAGTCCACACAGTTCCCATTTCCATAGAACCTGCACTCAAAAAAGTATAGTCAGATTTTAAAAACAAATGTTTGCTTTTAGAAAACTTGTGATGATATATAAAAGACTTGTCTTGTTTAAGTGAATGTCTCTCATTAACAAAGTATCCTAAGTCATTGATATACCGTTGTGCTTTTTGTAAGTTTGTGAACTGTTTCATATTACTTGACCGCCGCTATTAAATTATCTTTCATAGTAACATTTGCAAAAAACTCTCTACCTTTTCCAGTAATATGAGGTCTATTTGCTCCAGTTAATACACCATTTGATACATATTGATTACCAAACATGCTGGTTTCAATGTAATTTAAACGCTTGCCGATATTTTCTTTAAGTTCTTTCTTGCTTTTGTAGTTAAAAACTATCATTTTCTATCTCCTTTGCTTTGTTTTACAAGGAACATCCCTTGCTGACCCGACCATGGTGACCGAAGCCGACAAAGTTGTCAAGCATTTAACTAATTTAAAATATATTTATAATATTAAAACTAAAAAAACTTAATAATTTAACATAATATTAAAATAAATACAAACTTTTTTGTAAATAAATTACATTTTTTAACTTAAATTAGCACATTTGTCCTGTATTTTAACTTAAATACGCCCTCAACCAACCGATTAATTTAAAAACGTCCCTCAACCAACCGACCAACCTTAAACTCGAGTCTTAAATTACTTAATTAAGTTTAATTAACTTCTTTGGAGTGGGCGACTAGAACCCCATATAAATAGCACTCATCATTATAAAGTAAACTGAACTTAAGTGATAGATAGGCATAAAAAAACCTCCAAACTCAGTAGCTTGGAGGCTTTAGGGTTAGCTATTCTCTTT